CTCCCTAATAACATACGGGCTACAGTGCATTAAAAATTTCCCTCCAACTTTCGTCAGAGGTACAAAACTACAATGTAGCGTCATAAGACGAAAGTCAACGAGGTGAAACCTATTGCTAGGAAAAGTGGAGGCCCGTCCTCCCATTCACGCGTGGATTACCGATGGATAGTCTCAGTGAGACGTCCTTGGATGCCGGTGCATGATCATGCTTTACTTTTTATTCCACCTCTTTGACAAACCCGAGGTAGCAGGGTATTAACTATTCGCCTAGTATAGCGGCCGGAGAGATCCCATCTCCTGTGGTCTAAGTTTAACGACATTGACGAGGTCGGGGGGCCCTTAATTGGGTATAGGATTTCCGCTGTACACATAAACAGTAGGCACGTTCAAGAAAAATACTGGCATAAAATCTGTACCAGCCCCAACAAACCAATGGTTAATTGTTGGTGCAGTACTAGATCTATCCAGACCAGTCAGAATGTATTGACTTTGATTGGAAGTATCATCTTGATCAAGAGCTGCTGTAAAATTAGCGGGTGATGTGACATTAAATTTGTATGATGAATAATTTGGAAATTGCCACGAAACACCAGCTGTAGTGTAATTACTCGATGCCATGATACCTGAAGTAGATGCACCACCAAGTGCTGTATTCCTCATATAAGTAGTGTAAACACCAGAGGACGACCCAGCAGTTGAGGCGAGATCAACATCTGAAATAGATACTAAATCACGATTGGGTTGTCTTGCAACTATCTGTGTGGTAGGTCTGGCTCCATCTTGAAGGAACGTGTAATTGATTGAACCTCGTTGACCGATAAAAGCTGGTATAATCCAATGAATATATGTATTACCGCACACATTTAAAGCAAAGTTACTTTCAGTATTGATCAACCCAGTAGCAGAATCCCAGCCACTATTATTGTATCCATAAAATGGTGGAATTTTGTACATAGCAACACGCCTATAAGTTGTATTGGTAGTTGCAATACCTTGGGCCAAAGTGGTTCGATACCACTGCATACGTCTCAATAATTGCCGAACAGAAACAATTTGTTCACCAAAATTAACAAGATAGCGATTCGGATCCAAACTCGGGATTGCATGGCCTGCAATAACTTCATGACTATCAGTCTCTTCATATTCATCACTCTGGGCGACAAAAAATGAATAACGACCACTCACATCAGATGGATTAGCAAATTCCAAATTGTCAGCTCCACGAACAGAAACAATACACTGAATGGTGGATGCCAAAATTGGTGATGTCAAGGATGTGACAACACGAACAGCAATCATACCATTAGTGACACTTGGGACATGCTTAAAAGTAGTACCAGAATTGCTTGTAAATGGAACTTGAGACGATTCGACTGGATTAAATGTACTACACCAAGCAAGAGCTTGCTGGTAAGGTACACGAATTTCAACATTAGTATCTTTCGTGAGATCAATCACCTCATTGAATACAGTCGATTGCGTCGCGGTAGTGTTCAATATATTGGTGGTTGCATTTCCTGAGGGATCATAAATAACGCGAACGCGGCCTCGATGATACTGAGTACAAACAAAACGAAATCGGAAAATGATATCACCTCTCCAATTGTTGAACATTGCAGAAATCCATGCCATAGGTGTAAGATACAACGGAGCTGTCGCAGTATTATCCATATCAAACATTTCGGGCGTAATTGCTGAACTAAACAATAGAGCGTCAGCAGAATCACTACTCGCCCAATTAAATGTTGTAAGATAACTTTCTTTTGATGTCAAGTGCAAGATGCTCAATTCATCATGAGCTGGCAAACCTAAAGCACTTGGATCAACAGTAAGTTCATTCTTTGGATCAATGGTCAACTTCTCAATAGGATATGAAATCTCTGGGGAAGCTAACTGTGGAATACCTTGACTCTTCACTGGCATAGTATTTTCAATGACTGGTGGATTAGAAAATCCTAAGAGTGAAGCAATGCCTCCAACAGCATCTGCTCCTATCTTAGTAGCAGTCATGAACTTACCAATAAGTGGCAATTTCGAGAGAGAACCTGCCGCTTTAGAGACAGCAGTTGCAACGGCGGAAACAGGTTTCATGGAGTATTCATCCGCTTGAGCAACATACTCCTCTGAAAAATCAGATTGCATCGTGAAACCAGCGGTTGGTCCACTCAATACCACATTTTCTGCCCAAGCATAAGTTGAGATAGTGACTCCTGTTCCTGAAATGCCATTTGCTGATTGCAAATTAACAACAGGAAAGTAAGTGAGTTTACCCATATCAACAAAATCTTGATTAGAAATTGTAGAAATCCAGTTTCGTGGCCACAAATAAGGCAACGTCATCTCTCCACCCTCATTATTTTGAGGATAAATCCACACATGAGGTCTCTGAGAATAAGGTATAATGTACCTGGTACCGGTACCATTTGTAATAGACTCAGTGTGAAAATTTGGGAGAGGATGATATGACACTAATGTAGCACCATAATAAAACGGTGAAGCATTGACCAGTATCTTAATCTTAAGATCACATTTCAACCAAGCATAATTTGTCATTTTATTCTTGATAGAAGTTGTATTAAAGAAGAGTTGCCAAGGATTCAACGTAACTGTTGTACCAATTGGATCAGACTCATTCCAAACATAAGAATTGATGAGCACCGGTCGACTGAGAAACTCTCCAAGATCAGCGCCTTGAGTCGCATCACCAGTTGCTCCAGCAGGTAAATTAGCTGAAAAACCAGTGGCATAGCGATTAGGCTTCTCAAGAAAAGTAACTGTCTGTTCTTTCTCTTCGGAAACACTCTCCCCCTCTGTGGTACCCATCGACGCTTCGTCCGATTGTACCTGAAACTTAATTGAGTCCCATAAATAGGTACCCAACTGTTCATAGCAGTTAAACTCATTGTCTAGCGAACTGCAGCTACTAGACGATGCCGAGCACACCGGGCTCGGAACGGACACTTCATCTGGTTGAAGCGTACAACATGAGACTCTTACACGGGAGTCCCTTCCTAACATTGTTTGACCTATCATTTTTACGTTTTGTCGGCAGATAACGCCTAAAAACGGTTTACAGTTGTCTCTGTTGATTTGTTGGGTTTACTCCCGTAGCGAATACTTCTTTGCATTCACTTCATCATCAAAACGCATCCAAAAATCATAAACAAGGTCATAATAATTTGGAAAGGTACTATCTCGCACCCAGGATTGGAGGCCACAATCCTTGACTAATTGATGGAAAAATTTTTGCCTCTCTAAGAACACCTCTTTACCATGAAAGAAGTATTCTCTTTGCGCAGTCTCAATTACACATACAGCATGAGCTTCTGCCGCCATATCATCCTTCGGAAGTCTCGCGGTCATCATCTTGTGAAAAGATGATTCATCCAAAGGGGCGACTATACACCCTACATCCTTATCGTAGACAAATGATCTCTTGAGAAATGATGCATCATCAATATGAATGTAAGGAACACTTTCAGCTTCTTTTTCTGCCATAGTATATTCAACACCAATGCATTTCATTGCTGCAGCAATCCTCGTGTGATTAAAATTTGGACAATCATCACTGACTCCCATTATATTGTCATCACCATAAGTTGCTAAGTGAACATGATCTTGAAATGTCTCGATCGGTTTACCAGATATAAGTAAAAATGCATAACGCATATACAAGCTATTTACTAAGCAATTGATAATAACTGTTAGAGGATGCCCCGAGGGATTTCCTTGGATCTCAATAAGATCACCATTAAAATCAATACATGGAAAAGCTGTATCTCGAGCGATGCACCGTATGTATCTCAAGTCTTCATCTGGCCAACCGGCTTTTGCTGCCAATCTCTCAAGAATATTAAATGCAGACAAAATAAATGGTGCTGCCATGCGTTTATCGAACTTACCATAGTCACCAGCAACCATTTTGTGTTTACCAAAATGTGTGATGAAATCATGAAGATCACGCCATTCAGTTGATTGCGCAATTACTCCTGGCATCGCTTCAAACACGAATGGGTTATTCTGAATCAATCTTATATGAGAGAGAAGATATTTGCGAACAACTATTGACCAAGCAAATTCCCCACCAGTGAAAACTCTGGTTTTGCCAGCTGCAATTTTCTTGAGTGAAACTGGTTCATCTTTCAAGTGTCCACAAAATTGAGGATGAAATCGAGTATTGTTGTCGTAACAATCTTCAATAACTTTCACTCGATCGAGGATCACGGAATCTACATCGGTAATCTTACCTAATTCTTGCGTGATGAAAGCCTTTTTCGTCTTCTTGAATGGATTTCCTGCACTAGTACTACAGTTCAATTTATCAACATATGTGACACCATCAGCTCCATTTAGAGCAACATCCAAAGAATACACCTGCAACATGTGCAATTGGTTTCCAAGCTTAGTCACAATATCATTGAAAAAAGCGTCTTCACATATTTTAATATTGGAATTATAGTAACAGTGAATTGGTGTCGTCATATCTTTGATAGCTAAATGCCATGGTTGCCAATTCATAGCTGGAGGGCCAAAATCAGCTTTATAACCATGTTCAATTGCATATTCGGCTATGTATGTAGGACAAACCTTTGACTTGTGTCTAGGGCGAAATCCTTTGAAGCTACCATATACTTTAGCAGTGCCACGTTCTAAGAATCGAATCGATGATTTAGTACCCAATTCAATTAATTCTCTTTCATATCCTGGTGCAGAGATGGGGATGGTTCCTTCCAGAACCTGAGGTCTGTATGTCTCAATCACAGTCTGTAACATTTTCTGGGAAATATGTTGCATACCAATAGCTCCCGTAGGTGCACCACACGTATGTGAACCAATTATCACTTGTGCGGTACCCACCATGACAATACATAGAGAACCGCAATGCCCCACTTCAGTAGGTGTGACGGCAATTCCTCGATATCCATCAACACCAAAATATGGGCAAGATGAATGACGAATATTGTTGATCTGGAGTTCAGATTTGACTCCAGAACGTGAAACAAGGACGTAAGTACCTTTGTATGTTCCTTCCAAAGCTGCGTCCAAAGGGAAATATGGCAAGAGTGACTTGGCGGGAGGTACTGCTAATAATTCAATAATAGCAACATCTGAGTTTGGGATAGTGCGAACATCATTTTTGTCGAATGAGATATCAGAAATGTTTCTAGACACGTTCAGTTCATCATCATCCCAATGAATATCTATAATTCCATGATCAGCCTTGATACTATGAGTATTAAACATCCACAAATTACCATGGAAATTAACAGCAGTGGTCCACGCATTAATACCTATTAAAGGATATCGAATGTGGAAACGAGCAGAATTTAATTTAACACGATCCATTAATTGATTCCCTTGGGCACATTTAGATGCTCCCGAAATCTCACAAGGAGTCGTAGCATAAGGATCTTGATAGTAGAATGTTTTCTTCTCCACAGGAATAGAAACTGGAATAGTTCCAATATTACCTTGAGAAGTTAAACTCAATTGACAAGATTCTCTTGCGCATTTTCCAGCGAGATTTTTCTCTCCAAATATGTGAAAGCAAGATCGACAATGTTTTGATGTATCGAAATGATCAACATCTTTCTCGCATTCGGTCTTCAATTTACAAACTCCAAAAGCTTGGAAGCAAGAAGTACAATGAATAAATTCGCTAAAAATAATGCGCGGAGCTTCCGATTCTGCATTTTTCATCCATTCATTCCAAAGTTTGCGTAAAACGAGAACAGTAGTTGGTAAAGCTAAAAACAAACCAAATTTGTACAATTTATTGGAAGATATTTTGATTCGCTCGACTTTCTCTCCAGCAAGTCTGAATAACAGACGGTAGGTATCTATTTCACTACCGCAAACTCCAATGAGCATGCGGTACTTCCACAAATAACCATATTTCCATTGATATACATAATTCAATACAACAAAGATATAAGTGAAGGCATACATAGACATCAAGAATAAACAAAATAGGATAAATGGAAACGGAAATATATAAAATAGAGACATAAAAGTATAAACGATAACATAAAGCCATTGATTTACAAAATCGAACAAGAACTCAGGTAGATCTATTTGTCTTCCAGATACAATATTGGAATAAAACCACAATTTAGTTTGGAAAGCTAAATTAAAATCACTGGTATCAACTTGTTCTTCAAAATTACATATGCATGATGAAATTAATTTATCACATAAATTGCATTTTTGATAAGTGTGCGGCCACTCAGATCCACACAAACAATTCTTCTTAGATCGCTTGCAACCCATGCATACTTCAACCGTATGCATAGTTTTAGCAGCGGCATCGGCCTTTGCTTGAGATCGAGCATGCTCTTCAGCAACAAAGATATACCATTGAAGAAAAGATTCAATATCTTCGAACTTCTCGATGACTTCATAACGTGTTCGCTGATTATCTTTTGCTTCTGAGGATTCTGGTCGGGGGACTGAAATGGTGAAATTCCAAATATTCATATATTCACCTTCTGGGGTAGGTGGAATTAGTTTAGAATCAACCATAAAGCCATCTTTCACATACTCCTCCTTAACAGTAGGCGTAACGACGTAACTCAATCTTCGTGCAATAGCAAAAGGACACGCAAAGTATGCATGCAAATTCAAGTGCTTGGTATTTGTTGTAGCAATAAGCAACTCGGCTTTAACTGGTGTACGACCCTTATCTTCTAGAGCAGCTTGGGGAGGAGTGTATGGAACAGAATTTTTAACTTGCAATAATTCTTTGAGGGTTGGATCCACCTCACCATTCGGCGCTAAAAAAGCAATATCATCCATGACAATACACCATTGAGTAGAATCAAAACCAGACCAATATTCATCAACAGGACATCGAGTATAACGATAATTGTCTTCAATTGGAAGATTGAAACACTTTCCGTAGTGTTTAAACATGATTTCAGTTAATTTACTCTTAGCAATATGTGAACTACCATGTATGAGTATACCAAATGGATCTTTGCGAGGCTGCTGAGCTGATCGTTTCGTGGTCTCTTCAGCTTCAATCATTTGTAATTCACATAAGGTCTTTTGGAGATAAATTTTCTCTCCTTTATCAAAACCTCCCGTAAAACGAACAATTGACTTTCCTTTCTCAATAGCATCTTTCAATTCAGCAACAAATGTGAATCGATTGAAACCATGGGGCTCTGGATTGTTTACAAATTTGGATTGCATCTTCAATTTGTTAGCAGTTTTCACCCAAGATTCGTATGAGCTACCATTGTGAACAAATTTGTCAAAATTTCCAGTCTTGAAATAATCGTGACCGGCTTCACATACAAATAGTACAGTATCAATCATAGCAATAACCATATCAATGCCAGGGCGATGAGCTCTGCGCATAGCTTCCTCTTCGAATTTGTCAAATTGAAGACTAGCAAAGTTAATTTTTGTTCCATCCAATAACCCACAACACAATATATACATAAAAAATTTGTGGAGTTTCTTGAAAATGGCCATTTCTTTGATCTTATCATACGTACCAAGATACTCACGTAATTTACCAAAGATATTATCATCGCTCTGTGGAGCAAAATTCATCCTATTCAGAATGTCACTCTCAAATGAAGATCCATAATCTTGACTAAATAAAGAATGAGCAAGATCAAGCAAGTTCCCCATAATATTTAATCGGGAACCTCGCAATTTACAGAAAGTGACTATAGCAACACATCTATCAACATGATTACGACTGCGAATGAAGTGGTAAAGAAGCAATCCAACATCTTCAATAAGATTGATATGATTCTCGTACAGTCGAGGGACGTGAACAAAGCTAGATAGAAAAGAATCACCGTGTTTCCCTCGATACAACCAATCTCCAAATTTCTGCTTGTATTCTTCATATAAGCTATCGGGGCCGAAGCCCATTCTAGCTTGCAATTCAGGAGTGCAATTCTTACAATTATAACGATAAAATACCACTGGTTTGTGGTAATCCATCAATTTATTGCATTGAGTGCAATTCTGGCAATATTCAAAAATTCCATGTCCAAAAATAGGTTCCGGTGCCTGGATGGCAGCAGAATCTGGATTAGACTCAATACACTCCGTGGTGAGATTTCTCTCCCACGAAGTCTTCTGCACACAGATAGGTGCAGGGATATTTTCATCAAGATAAATCTTGGAATGTTTCTTGTTTTTTGTTAAAACACGGCCTATATTGGCAATCATTTTGTGTGACTTCTTAGAAGTAACTTTAAGACAATCATTGAATGTCTTCTTCGCGAGATAAATTTGTCCCGCGGGGACGGTTTGTTGTTTCTTCAAGGTTGTAATTGGGGTAGCAAATTTCGTTGTAGACATGGATTGAAATATTTGCCGCCAACAGCCTGCATCGGTGACGAGCCTGGGGAGATGGCACTCCCTTGCTCCAGCTACTAGTAGTAAATTTTGGTCGTACTAGTGGTTATCTCAAATCAATGAACGTTCAAATTCAGAGGTTGACGGAATGCATTTTACTGGTCCTGAACATATTAGTGGGGGTTACTAAGCCCACCGCAGTCTCGCAGTGCAATCAGGTCAACATGCCGTGTCGGAACATAACATGAGAATAGCCCGTGAGCGCTTCTGTTGGGAGAGAATTCACTCTCAATTGCTAACAAAGTTGTACTTTTTATGCCCGTCGAAGGACGTTATCTAAGGGCAGTACGGTTATGTAGCGCAAAAAAGGGGGTTGCAAAAATTTATTGGTAAAATTTGGCAAGAGTTGGTGCTAATGATATTTTTCTCAAAAGCCGCGAGATTAAAATCTCGCTTGTAGTTCGCCTTAACATAGCTTAACTACACAATTTAATTCAATTCTAACATTCATATATAGTCCATCACAAGGACTAACAGAAATGATCAAAGAATTCTAGGTAAATCGCATCTTTATAACGCATAAAAAACTAGCTCCGATTAAAAACAATAAGTGTCGGAGTACTCATAGACAATAAATGCTCAATGAAGGGGATGAGCAAGTAAAAGAGGTTTTGGTAACCTCTGCAAGAGTTAAGGATTTAGTCAGTTTCATGCTTAACATGGCGTAAGAATAACAATGGAAGTTCATTTTGGAAAAATCAAGGAAATTGATCCTACCATTCTCAGTTTTCCTTCTAGACTAATGATACGGGGAGCTCACGAAGAGCTCTCGCCGTAGCATTATCACAGGATAAAACAGGAATGGACCCGGATATATCAAATCAAAATCGTATTAGAACTCTCGAAAACTTCAAAAACGCGTCGTCGTATCGACGCAAGAATCATCAGTAACATGCAGTGTGGGAATACCACA